GGTGCTGCGTCCTCGTTCCTGCAAATGCAAGAAGATGACCGCCCGGCTTCAAGACCCGAAGGCACTCGGCCCAAATCTCAACGCTTGGCACATCATAGTCCCACCGCTTGCCCATGAAGGACAACCCGTAAGGAGGGTCGGTTACAACCGAATCAACGGAGCAGTCGGGGAGGTTTCGGAGAACGCTTAGGCAATCTCCGTGGTGTAGGGTTAGTCTTTCCATTTTGTTTTAGGGTAAATCAATTTCTCCGAAGAACGGCCTCTTGTCTGCGCTCTTGGATCCCTTGCAAGACCACAATGCCCTTGCGAACCAATTTGGAGAATGCGTCTCCGTTTTGATACCGGCAGAGCGAGAGCAATAGTTGTCCCCTTTCGGAGTGCCTGGAGCAATGGTATAGCCCGATGCCCCGAATTGCACGGTCTTGCCATCCTTGGTGGCCGTGTATTTCTTTCCTTTTGCGGATGACTTGGTTATCATCCATCCTCTAAACTCTGGCATAGCGTTTATTTTAAGCGTTTGATAATCATATCGTGCGGAGCAGGAGGCACACCACCAAAGTACGCAGGAAGCGTGTAGGTGATGAGCGGTATGCGAACCTTGAAGGTCGTGGACACATCGTTAATCCATACCGAAGCGTTGTTGCCTTGGTTGGATATTAAGCACCTGACTTTCTGCCCGAACTGAACCTGGCAGAGGTAGCGTATCTCCCGAACGCCATTCACATACGAGGTGGCGTACATCTTGATGTATTGCCCTTGCTCGTGGGGCATCCAACATACCCTTACCGAATTTCGCTTGTGGTATGGAAATCCAGACACGCCCCAAAGTTTGTTGATGCCATAGCCTTCCAATCCTGTTTGCTTGTAAAGGCAAGACTCCGTGAACTCGTATTCCCTCCGCCATACCGTGCCTATTGTTGGGAGCATCGGGTCGTTCTCGGCCCAATTCTTTCCTTCCTTGATGACTATTCGTTTCATAGGCTCAAAATTAGTGGTTATTCGGTGAAATAGCTGTCTATGATGGCCTTGGCCGAATCAAAGGAGTTGGCCGTGCAAGCGAGATAGCCCTTCTTCAAGAGCCGCTGAATCATCTCCCATTGCTCGGCGAAATGCTCCGTTGCCGGTTGGCCATTCTTCTTGAAGAACCGCACCCCTGGCCGCTTCAGCTCAATGAACAAGCCGTGATACCCTTTCCTTGGCTCAAAGATGAGAAGGTCTGGTATCGCCCTGGACGAGCGGAGTTTAGCGGTCTTAACGGCAAGGCCCATTGGCAATCGGATTCCCGATAAGTCAGAAGTGAATATCGCTTGTGGGTAATTGAGTCGGATGTAGAGGCATAGGCTCTTTTGGAGGTCGTATTCGGATTGTACGGGAACCTTTGGGCTTGGGCATTTCTTCATTCTTTGTCAGGTCGTTGTCGTTGTGTATCGTTTGCCAAAGACATTCCTCACCCGGTGAGAGAAAGGCTTAGAGCCTTTCTTCTCGTCCGAGATGATTAGAGCGATAACAAACACGAGCGACACGAACACGAAGATGAAGCCGAATGTTATCCAAAGCGGAGCAAAGCACCACATCCAGGTCAGCCCCGAACTTGGCAACAACAACTTCACCACGCACAACACCGCTGAGAGCAATGTCGGCCATTTTGCGAATACCCCCATTAGAACGGCATATCGTCTTTAGGGGCAGGAGCAGCCGCTTGAGCCGAATTGGGCTTCCAAGTGTTCAGCTCGGCATTGTGGGTGCCATACTTGTCGGCTTCACGCTTCGGCCAACAGGCGATACGGACATAGCCCTTTTCGTCCCGATGCTCCTGGAGGAAGGCAACGAATTGGTCCACATTGCAAGACATCTCAAACAACTCCTTCCCGGAGATGATTTTCTTGTTAATGTAAATCCCCTTTGCGTACACTTTTTGATTTGATTGGTTTGACATTTTTTACGATTTTATGGTGTGGTTTTTGTTTGCGATACCCTCTTTCTTCAACTCGTCTATACCTATGGGAGTACCATTCAGAGGCAGAGACCGTGTAATTCTTGGGATGCGAATATGCATCATAGCCCTCCTGATAAGCACTCACGAGGTGCTTGGTTTCAGTTTCCTTCATCTTCATCACTCGCTTGACAACATCTTGCTTAGTGACCAAAGGGGGCAGGGTGGATAGCCAATCCAACAATAGCTCTATCGGGGTTGATTTTCTTCGGAACCTCATTCTATGGAAGTCACTTTGATAACGGTAGCCGACTCACACTGATCCATATCCAGCATCGGCTTTATTCTGTCTTGCAACATTTGGTTTGCTATTTGAGCGGTTTCCCAGGGACCGAAATACAACTCTGGCTCGGCCTTGAATTTCAGCAAGACAACATACTTGCTTTGGTCTTTTTTTATCTTGACGGACTGTTGGTCTTCAATCGCCTGGGTGATGGCTTGGACATCTCGTTCCGTGCCTCGGTAATCGGTCATAATATCCCTCTCAACCGCCCGAATTGAATGGATGATGGTAGAGTGGTCTTGGTTGAAGTATTGCCTTCCAATCGCAAGCTTGGGGATGTTGGTGTACTTGCGAATCATATAGCAGGCCACTTGCCTTGCGTGAACGACATCCCACAAACGGGTCTTGCTGAACAACTTGTCCTTGTGGATTCCGTAGTAATCCGATACAATGCCGATAATGTCTTCGGCCATCGTATGCTCAATCTTTCCTATCATTTGGTCTTGGATTTTTTGTTGTCGGTGTTTTTTGCGATGACATCAACGAGAGAACCGCAATATGGGCAATACGGACCGCCCTTGATGTCTATTTGTGCCTGGGTCACATCGTGTTGTATCAGGCCGTGCTTATCGCACTTTCCAACGTATTTCATATCAAATTCAATAAAGGTCTTGGCACCAAATCGGGGTTTTCTCTCCCATATAGGCCCCCGATACGTTAAAGGAAAAGTATTCAATGGCCTCCTCAACAGAACCAATCTTCTCTGCAAGAATGTCTATGCACTTGGACACGCTATAAATCAATACCATTGACTTTTCATCCACGCCTATGATAGCGTCATCTAATCCATCGGCTTTCAAGAACTGCTCGTCTGGATAGGTTTCAATAATTCTTTCAAGTAATTTCATCAGAATGGCGCTTTTAGGGTTTGAATCTTCTCCTCAAAGGTAGGAATGTTTCCATTAAAATCCAACACTTTTGTGTATTGAAGTTTAATTTTCCCCATAGCGGTGCCAATCTTCCCATTCCGATTCTTCCTCACAAGGATTTCAAGGAGGTCAATCAGTTCTTGTTTTTGGGGGTCGTGGTCTTCCATGTACTCGGAAGGACGATACACGAACAGAATCTTATCGGCATCAAATTCAAGTTGACCCGTTTCACGCAAGTCGCTCGGCTTGGGACGCTTGGAGTCCCTCTGCTCCACGCCCCTGGACAACGATGACACCACGCAAATCCAAATGTTGAGCCTCTTGCAAATCGTCTTGATGTACTTGGAGATGTTGGTCACTTGCTCAATTCGTGCTTTGCCTCGGTCTTCTGGCAGGGGAGAAATCAGTTGGAGGTAATCAATGTATGCCCCTTCAATCTTGTGCTTCTTGATGAGTTTTATCAACTCCAATTCCATCCGCTGAGGGTCAATGCCAGGGACATCCACAACGTGCAACGGTGCGCCTTTGACCTTATCAATGTGCTGAGAGATGGCCAAAAAGTCTTGACCATTCATCCGTTCCTTGATGTCCAGGAAGACCTCTCCATCCACCTCGGCAAGGTTGGAAACCAATCGGGTCATCAGTTGCTCCGTGGACATCTCCAAGGTGAAGAAGGCCACAGGCTTTTTGTTCATCGCTTGGTTGAGAGCGTATTGCAGGGCCAAGGTGGTTTTGCCCATTGCAGGACGGCCACCCAGGATGATAAACTCCGAAGGCTTGAAACCCGTTATGAGGCTATCGGTGTTGTGGTGGAAGGTTCGGGTGATGCTGTTGTCCTTCGCTCCCGTGATGACCTCGTTGAGGCCCATCATAAAGCCCAAGAGCAATTCGTGAACCTCGGTAGCAATCGGGTCGGGGTCTAAGGACTTGATTTCTTGGATTTCCTTGTAGAGGCGATCAACATCTTGATGCTTGAGAAAATCAATCTTGGTCTTCTCAATTTGGTCGTGGATGTATCGGCAATGCAGCTCGTAGCGGTACACCTTCCATCCATCGTGGGAATAAAGCCCAGAGTCAAGGCTTGCGAGGAACACGACATCGGTGGGGACATTCATCTCAATCATCCGTGAACGGACGGTGAGCGTGTTGATGGGCTTGTCCTCGGCCCGAAGGCTCCGAATGGCTTTGAAGGTATTCTTGCGGATCCCTTCATCAAAATACTCCTCTCTCAGTTGGAGGACGATATCCCCCGGCTTGATGATTTCGCAAATGAGGATGCCGAGGAGTCGGTCTTGGTATTCAGCGTACAATTCCGCTGGGAGGCGTGTAAAATCGGAGTGGTTGTTCATCGTTTTGGGTTGAATGGTAGGGTTTGTGTTGGGAATGGCCTCCAGACTGCGTAGGAAGCTCGTCATTGAACGCTTTATGGGTTAGGTATCTTACGGGGTCTTTACGGAACTTACGCTCTCTGTGAGCCTCTAAATAGGCCGGAAGGGTATTGCGGATTTTCTCAATCTCTTCATCGGTGAGTTTGAACCAAGCGAGGATGGCTTTGTCCTTACCGACCTTCTTGTCGTAGAAGTTCCAGAAGCCCTCAAACATAGCCATCATTTCTTCTTGGGAGTGTTTAGAGTTCCTGCGGATGTTTTTGTTGGAGTATTTGGACGTTCCCTTCTCTTTTTCCTCCCCCACACCCCCTCCTTTATCTCTACCCTTTAGAGTGTTTAGAGTATTAGTATTGTTTATATGTATAGAATTGTCTATATAATTATATATATATAGGAGGTTTTGTTGAAAAATCAAATTTTCTTGCTCAATTTTATCAACATAATCTTCCAGGTCTTTGACATACTCGTCCTGGTCAAGGTAGCATTCGGGATTGGGTCGCATTAGGGTTTGGGGTTTGGTTGGTCAGTTTATAGGCTGACGCTGGGGGAGGTTTGGTAAGAATAGAGGCTGACGGTTATCGATTGCATATTAAACGTGGGTTCGAGTTTCCGAATCCCAAATGGCACTCCATTTGAAATTCTTCCAGCTGTCCTTCCATATAGATTTAAACTTTTCTTTGATTTTTGCTTCAAAACTTCTTGCCTCTTCCAAGGTGTCAAAGTCCTCCTGAAAATCATTCATCCCTCCCTCAGGATAATAGGCATCACCTGCAAATACTAAGAATCGTTTCATTATTGAGTGTTATTTGTGTTTGTATCCAACAGGCGATTTTTTTCTGCATTTAACCAGTCTTTAGCCGACATACCGCTATTGGCAAATTTTTTTGAATTAAGCATATCCAATGCTATTTCAAGTGCGTGTAATTGATACTTTTTATCAGCAATCAAGCCATCTAAATACTCATAAAAAGCCATTTGAGCCTCATACTCTGCTTGTGCTTGTGCTTGTGCAGCCCATCCTGCTTCGTATTCCCATTGTTCTTGTGTCATTTTATTTAGGTTTTAAGGTTTGAAAAAGTTGATACCTCCCACACGAATCGGTCAGGGTCTTTATTTGCGGTCCAAATCCGTTGGACCGGGATATCACATACTCGCAAGCATCCCCCTTGGCCCGCACCTCAATCACCCTCCAGGGGCGATCGTTGGTGCAGGCCGTGAGCAGGAATAGGATGAGGATGGCTCGCATTTAGGCTCTTGATTGATACTTTGAGAGCAGCTCAGCAACACGCTTGTTGGCTTCCTCGGCTTTCGCCAGAAGGTCTTTGAGGGTAGCGTCCATCTCGTTGGGCTTCTGGACAACGGCTCGCTTGGCCTTGAAGGTCTTGAACACTTCCTTGATCTTCACGCTTTGCTCGTTGATGCACTTATCAATGTCCTCTTGGGTAGGGACCTTGTTGAAATCGGAGTAATACAGCGACTTGTTTTGGCCTGGGCGAGAGCCTTTGGTGATGATGCCTTGGTCACGCATTGTCAGGTAGAAGGTGCGACCCACATTGTTGTCGGTCATAATCTTGTTGATGTCAAGGTTCCTGACTCCATTGAAGCAGGCGGTCCAAATCATCCAGAACGCTTTGACCTTGCGGTTGTAGCGGTCTTTCTCGGAGCCAAATACCTTTGGCTTGGCGGGGGCGTAGCGGGTCTTGGGGGTTGTTTCAAATAGATTCGTGTTCATTGTTTTGGGGGTTGGGTTTGTGATTTGACGGAATTGTTCAAGGGTTATTTTTTGGTAGGATGGGTGC